ATTCATCTCCTATTGCTGTATTAAAATTTCCAGTTGTATTTGATTGTAATGATGCTAATCCTATTGCAGTGTTTGAATTTCCAGATGTATTCAATTGTAACGATGCTGCTCCTACTGCAGTGTTTGAGTCTCCAGATGTATTTGAAGATAATGATAATACACCTATTGATGTATTGTAATTTCCTATTGTATTTGATCGCATTGAATCTGAACCAACTGCAGTATTGTTATTTCCAGTTGTATTGAATAATAATACATTTGAACCTAGAGCACTATTTAAATAACCAGTTTCATTTGATCTTAATGATGATGATCCTATTGTTGTGTTTGAAAATCCAGTTGTGTTTGATTGTAATGAAGTTGTACCTATTGAAGTATTGTTATATCCAGTTGTGTTTGATTGTAATGAAGTTGTACCTATTGAAGTATTGTTATATCCACTTGTATTTGATTCTAATGATGCTGCTCCTACTGCAGTGTTTGAATTTCCAGTTGTATTTGTTTGTAATGATAATGCTCCTAATGCAGTATTTGATTCTCCAGTTGTATTAAATTTTAACGTATTTGATCCAAATCCAGTATTAAAATTACTATTATTATTTTGCATAGATGAAAATCCGAAACATGTATTATTATTGGTATTAACATTTGTATTTGTATTTTCTCCTGCACTTGTATTATTTGTAGCAAAAATGTTTATACCATACCCTTGTGGTCCTGTACGTCCTTGATTACCAGTTGGACCGGTAAACCCTTGATTACCGGTAAACCCTTGATTACCAGTTGGTCCGGTAACTCCTTGATTGCCGGTAAACCCTTGATTACCAGTTGGTCCGGTAAACCCTTGATTACCAGTTGGACCTGTAACTCCTTGGTTACCAGTTGGTCCGGTAACTCCTTGATTACCAGTTGGTCCGGTAACTCCTTGATTACCAGTTGGTCCAGTAACTCCTTGATTACCAATTGGTCCTGTTGGACCGCCTGGTGTACCTGCTAAACCAGTAGCTCCTTGATTACCTTGGTTACCTTGCGGTCCAGTATGACCAATACCTTGTGCTCCAGTATCTCCTTGGTTACCAGTTTGACCGGTATCTCCTTGGTTACCAGTTGGTCCGGTAAACCCTTGGTTACCAGTTGGACCGGTAAAACCTTGGTTACCAGTTGATCCGGTAAACCCTTGGTTACCAGTTGGACCTGTAACTCCTTGGTTACCAGTTGGTCCTGTATCTCCTTGGTTACCAATTGGTCCTGTATCTCCTTGGTTACCAGGTATACCAGGTAGTCCTATACCTTGTGGTCCAGTATCTCCTTGGGGTCCAGTTACTCCAGTAAACCCGAATGGACCTGTATCTCCTTGTGAACCTTGTGCACCTTGTGGTCCATTTGGAGGTCCAGTTGGACCTTGTACCCCCGTATCTCCTTGGGGTCCACCTGCAGGACCACGTTCTCCATCACGTCCATCGCGACCATCCCGTCCATTTATACCATTTAATCCATTGCTACCATTAAACATACTTTATATTCTTATTATTTTTATGCAATTCTCGATAAAGTTATATTTAAATTATCATATATAGTATCATCTGCAGAAGCTCCTAAAATATTCCAACCTGTATCTTCACTATTTGAAATAACCGTTGTTAATCGAATTATTCCTGCATCTTGATTTCCAGTTGACATTTTCTGTAAATCTATAGTAGAAGTTAATGATAATCCTAATTGAGAAACAGTTGTTCCTAAATTAAATGTGGCCGTCAATTCAATTAACCATACCCCTAGTGGTATTAACTGGGTTGTCAATATAACAGGTTCTAAATTTGGAGGTATATTATAATCAGATCCAATAAAAAAAGATTGGGTATATCCAATTTGATTATTTCTTGTAATTGGATAATTATATTGAGGAGTAATAGGTGAAAAAAAGTTGAACTCGTACATATTATTTACACCATCACGTCCATCTCGACCATCGCGTCCATCTCGACCATCAACACCATTATAACCGTTTTTACCATTTTTACCGTTTTGACCAGATGAACCGTCATTGCCTGTAGGACCAGGAGGGCCAGGAGGTCCAACTCTAGAACAAGATGATGTTGTCCCTTTTAATCTTATTTGTATGGATCTTCTCATATTTCTTGACATATTCATGGAATTAGGTTTAAGTGTTCCTTCTGGTAATATAGAAGCAGGGGGACATATTTTATTTCTTTGTGGATATGGAATAAAACACTTCATATATTGATAAAGTATTTTAAGCTAGTTATTTTAGTATGAAAAAAGTCATACTAAAATTAATGAATCGGTTGACAATTACAAACTATACTTCCAGTTGTAACCGATTGTTTTAAAGTAAACGATGGAAATTGTAAGGTTGGTTTTTTGGAATCAATATAAAGTGTTTGATTACGTTTATATTCAATTCGATCTGACATTGTTGTAAACGTTTTATTTTTCAACATATTAAGGAATCATATTTTTCTTTTTAGGCGGTATACATCCACTATTTCGAACACGGGATAATGCAGCCTTCACTGTATTTCCATCTTTCAATCCATATGCAGTTCTTTCTATAGTGCTTTTATTTAAATCAGAAGAAATAATAGCTGTTCGTTGTGAACTATCTAAATTTCCAGTTTTTTTAACCATATTTGTTCGAATATGTTGTCTTGCTTTTTCTCTCTGTAAAGCAAAATCTTGATTGTGTGCATTCGTAGAAGATGCTAAAGTATTAGTAGATTCGCGATGCACTCCAATAGATCTCATATATTGAATGCATACTTTTTCCTAAAAATTTATCTACGCATTCTCATAATAGCTGAATAAGCTCCATTATTGCTACCTCCAAAACTAATATCATTGTAGTTTTTATTTTTAGACAAAAGTCGTTTGTATTTAATATAAACAGATGAATCATATACATAATGTTGATTACCTGAAGCACCAGTTCCTCTGCGAACTCCATCAATCATTCCCAATGTATTTCTATGTTGTCCAATACCAATAGAACCTTTAATTTGATTTGTTCCACCTGGTTCATTTTGTCGAAGTAGTAAATCTCCTGCATTCATTGCTACACGAAATGGTGTTTGAGGCCATTTCGTAGTCATTATAAATTGCCCATCAAATTTATTTGTAGCAAACATTTTACGAAGAATCATTCTGTCTAAAGGTATTTGACTTGCATCGCCACCAGGAGAAACCGAAGATGAACCTTGTTGGGTATTGTTTGTAACTGTTGGAGAAATGCCATTAAATCCACCGCCAAGTGATGAACTAGTAAATACCATATTATTAAAGAATATTATTTTTATATTGAGACCAATGAATTTGCTTTGGAGTTTTATAAACGATCTTGGATTCTTCATCGCGCCGCTGGATCTCTTGTACGGTTCCGTCAATATAAATTGTTTTTAATAATTTTCCTACTTCATAACTTCCTTCATGTTGATCGTATTCTCCATTTTCAATTTTGCTTAATGTAGTTAACAATTGATTCATTATGTTGATATCGATGTTTTCTTTAAGAATGGTATTGTATAATTGCATGTAATTAAAAAATAGAAATCCACAATCTTGTAAAGCAAGTTCTTCAAATTTAGCTTTATCCGATTGTAATAATTCTTTATGAATTTCTTTTAATTCTAACAATTTTAAAACACATTTACGAATATCTGTACTGTGTTTTAGTTCACGAAGAACATGCGTATTATCAATTACCTTATTTTGTTCAATCATCTGTTTTAATTGATATTTTTCATTATCGTTCATACAAAAGTAAAATACTATTTATTTAAAAAAATAACACAATATAGTATGACAAGAGGTTTTGAACATCAAGTATATGGAAATAATAGCAGAGAAGATATTATTGCTGCACAACAGGAAAAGATTGAAGCTCAAAATAAATTAGCACAATCAGGAGGTGAAGCAGTAAATGTTGTTCAATTTGATTCTACAGGATCGGATGCAGGGCCTACCAGTACAAATAGTAATATATCTAAATTATCATCTACATTATTACGTAGTGATGAAATTGCAAAAGTACAAGGTAATACAGGTGACGCTAAAGGTGGTTCCAGAAAATACAGAAGAAAATATAGATCTAGAAAAAGTAGAAGATCTAGAAAAAGTAGAAGATATAGAAAAAGTCGTAAATATTAATTTCATATCATTATTATATGGATCAACCTGCCCCATTTAGTCAACCACAACCTTCTAGTTGGAATGGATATGTTATTGCAATTGTTATTTGTATTGTAATTGCTGGACTTTATTATTTTATAAGTCCGTATTATCAACCTATAATGGAGTATATAGAAACAATGAAAACATTATCCGAAATGATATTTTCTTTATCTAGTGCATTAAATACGAACGAATCCCCAGTATCTACTAAAGAAGAAGTAGAAGAATCACCCAAACCAGTAAAAGAACAACCTGCACTTAAACAAATTAAAGAATCTAAAGAAAAAACACCAAGTCCTAAACCAGATGATAGTACAAGTAGTATACAGGGAACAGGAACTGCAGGATATTGTTATGTAGGCGAATGGAAAGGAATTAGAAGTTGTGTAAAAGTAGATAAAACAACACCATGTAAAACTCAAAAATATTCAACTGAAGAATTATGTGTGAATCCTACATTACGCCCGTGATTTAAATTTAGAATAAACATTAGAAGGTATCAACAATGCTTTAATATGTTCAATTGTTTTGAAACATTTATTAATAGTTACTTCACTTATATCACTGACTTGTTGAATATCCTTTTTAGATATATTCAACTCAAATTCATTAGAAATTAAATAAATAATTCCTGCAGCTACTGAATTTGGAGTATGTTCAGGAATCATGTTCCCTTTTTCTATTTTCATTGCAATAAAGTTGGCTAATTTAATATAATCTTGAGCCATATGTAGTTCACTTGCATATCTTGGAATAAAAGAGGATGGAGTTGTATTTGTATATTTAATTTGAGAAACGTTTACTTTATTTTGTTCAAGTTCATTAATAATAGTCATAGCTGTGCGACATCCTTTTGTTGCACTTGTACTGTCTAAATGAAACATTCTGGCAATTTCTTTTGCTGTTCTAGGATAATTTTCAATACGACAAGCAATATAAATCGATGCAGCAATAATTCCATCTTTATTTAATCCACGAAATGTTTGATGCCCGGATATTTGATTATGGTATGCACATGCTTCATCTATGATCATTTTAGGAATACCGGAATTAGAAGCCATTAAATTAATATACTGAAATGCATTATATTGTGCAATTTCTCGATAAGGCATAGATAACCAATCATTACATCTACTAATTCGCATCATTTCATATGATAATTTTCCACCTCTTCCTATTTTACATCCATACGATGATTTAGGTAAAAGTGGATTCGTAGGTAATCCACAACGGGTTGGGTTTGTAGACGATTCTTCATAAAATCTCCATTCAGGTGCATCGTCAATTACATGAATGACTACATATCCACAATCACTATTGGAACATACCATAAATCCATCTTCGGATAATCGAGTAGTAGCACTACATAAACTACAGCATTCGGATGATTCTGAATCATTACAATCAATCACTTTTGTTGGGAAAAATTGTTCTAAAATGTCATCCATTATTAAATAAGTAATGTGTTAATTATTTTTTCAATTTTAATGTATATGGATACAGTTGAAAGAAAATTAATTGAATTTATACATTCTAGTAAAGAAAATTTAGAAGATGCAAATTATTGTAATCAACTTACATATGAATTATTAGAAATTATAAAATTACAACATAAAGGTACGACGTTTAAAGAAAAACAATATAAAAACAGACACGATCTTCATGTAAATATGGCAAAATATTATGTAAAAGCGTTTCAAGTATTTTATGCAATACAAAAATTAAAAGATATAGCATCTATATTCGAAATAGATGTTGGAGATAAAACAGATACAAAACCACAAAAATCGGAACTAGATATTGCGTATAAATGTATAAATCATATCAAAAAAATACAGAATACATCAAAAGAATTAGATGCAATTAAATTAATAGATAATCAAACATTTCTTCCTTCTTTAGAAGAAATGGATAAAATTGTAAAAGAAACAAAAACAATAATTAAACAAACAGAAATACTTGTATTGTTTAAAAATTGTGAGTTATTTTTAGAAAAAATAAAATTTAATGAATTTAAAAAATTATTTTCTCATGTTTAAGTATGAGTTTTAGTTCAATGAGTGCTTCTTTATTTTCAAAACGCGGGGGCAGTCGGCGTAGATTTCGCTCCAAAAAAAATAGAAGATCTAGACGGTCGCGCCGTTACAGAGGGGGAGCAGGTGGTACAGGAGCAGCAGGCGCAGCAATGACTAATGAGAATATGCAGACTAGACGGTAGCTCCGTCCTTCTTATTTACCTTGACCTTGCGCTTTACAGGAGCTGCGGGAGCTTCACTTTCAGAAACAGCTGTTTCGGTATGCCCTGTAGCTCCTTCGGGCGCACTAGTAGTAGCAGATGAATATTCCTTATCAGGATCTTCATCATCCGAATCCTCGACACTTACATTCATTTCAGAATTTGATACTGGCTTTACAGGCTCAACTTCTTCATCTTCTAGTTCTTTAGAAGATGTAGACGATCCCATAGTGAGTTGACATACACCAGGCAAGATGCGCGCCTTAGGCCTGACAACAAGCTGAATTGGCTTACAAGTCATTCCAAACTTTCCTCCAGCAAACCAAATACCATTGCATCGGAAGAGACCTTTTACCTCAGATCCCTTAGGAATTAGGTCTTCAAGACTTACGTTGGGTTTTGGGAAAATGAGTTCGTTCGATGTATTATACACTTCAATATACTTAAACTGACCATCAAAATGAGCAAACTTAAATCGTACAGTAGGAGACTTAGACATGTCTAGCTCACCAGTCTCAGTACCTTTCTTCTTAGGGTACTTGACGAATGGAGTCCAGAATTCATTTAGAACTTCAGGCGAAAGTTTGCGACCAAACCATTTGAATGAATTTTTATTTGCTTCGTCTAGAATACGGCGTTCCAATGCCAACATATTCTGAATAAATGACATAGATTCAGGTGATTCATCTAGCTGTAGGGTAATATCATAGGAGGCTGGTTTAGCGGCGTCAAACTGATTCACTCCAATACCGTAGCATCGTACAGTTGGGCCAGCATAAGTAAGGATAGCGCGATCCTTGAAAATAGCAATATTCTTTCCGCCGCTAGCGTTAGTCTTTGGTTCACCAAAGGTAACAACTGGGGCAATCGAGTTAGGGGCGGTAGCATCTACGTAAAGGGCCATTGTATAATAATATAAGGTCTATTTTTTTAAATCAATTTTTTTTTCAACTTAATGCAGTGTCGTGTTTTTTTACAAATAAAATAATCTATTAATTTAGTATGAGAAGATGTCCTATTGGATCTTATAGAAAAGGAGATATATGTGTACCTATACATAGATGTCCAAATGGATTTCATCGTAAATGTCAATCGATACATGAAGTACGTGAAAATATGGATAGGTTAAAAGAACGCGTACATGATAATGAATTACTTCAATACGTAATACGAGATTATGAAAGTTTACATACAAAACTGGAACAACAACAATTAAGGCAAGAAGAACAATTGAAACGTATTTTGGAACATGTACAACAAATTCGGGATCATAATTTTTTAACATATGATGGGCTTCAACATATTGAGCATGAAAGAGAAAAATTATTAGAAAAATTAAAAATAGTTCGAGAATCAGTTCATGAATTAGCAAAATAAAATATCGTATATAATTATGGCAGCTGCACCTCCTAGACTTCAAAGACAATATGATCATATTCGTCAAGCACTTGTTGCTCTAGATAGAAGTGTACAACAATCAGATGATAATAGACGTAGATTTATGCAAAGATTATTAAGTGTAATTGAAGATATTTATGACGATATGGTTGCAAGATTACGAGAATGTGAAACAGGAAGAGATGTTCGGGAAGCAATAGGTCCGTTAGAAGAAATAAATCCAGAATTATTTGAGCTTATAATGGAAAAATTGGCAGAACAAGTATATAGAAATAATAATTCTTATGATTTTGATGCAGCTGAATTAAAACAATCAATTGAACCTATTCTATTAAAAGATCGGCGTAATTTAAGATTTACTGCAGTAAATCAACAACCATTGAAACCAAGAATAACAGGACCGCGTACTTTGCCGGAAGGAGATCCACCTCCTGATGATTCATCATTTTGGGATGATTTGGTAAGTAGTTTTACAGGTAGAAGTTCATTAAGTTCTAGAGGTTCTAGAGGTTCTAGAGGGCGTCCACCTCCGCCATTTAGACCACCTCGAAGTCTTCCTATTAGAGATGATCCTATTACACGAAGACTAAATGATCGTGGATCAATAGGATCTTATGGGGCGATAGACGATGATGATGAGCTAGATTCAGATGATGATATTCCAAGTTTAAATTCTCAATATAAAAACCCGTTACGACCACGATTAGGCGGATGGTTAATAAAAACAAAATCAAAATCTCAAGTAAAAAATAAATCTCTAAAAACAAAAAATAAACGTGCACGAAGCAAAAAAAGATCTAAGGAACGATTAAACAATAAACCAAAATTATCTTTTATGTAATAATTTTTTCACTTTTCGTTGAAAAATAGATATCCAAAATGTTTTAAAAATACAAATATCATATTCTTCTTTTTCGACCATATCAATAACATCTAATCGCATTGAATGTTTAATCATTCGTGTAACATGTTCATTATTATAAAATTCATCTGCATTCCAAATATTATCAACTAGATGATATTTTTCATTTTGAAAACTAGTTGCTAATAGATACATTTTAAAGAAATAGTTATACCTTTTATAAAATCAATTTTTTATCGTATAATAATATATGAAAAAAAGAGTAAGTTCTTTAGAAAAGAATAAGTTATTATTTTATGTTGTAGTTGCAATTTCAATTTTGAATATAATTGTATTTTTAAATGTACAAGATTGGAATTCTGTTATATTTTTTGGCTTAGCTGGATTTATTGCTTACAGTTTTAAGCTAGATAACACCGTTTCTCTTATTATTGCCATAGTAGCATCCAATATATTCAGAGCAAGCAAAAAAATACGTGAAGGTATGGAAACTGAAAATGAAGAACCAGAAGAACCAGAACTTAAAGATGAGGATAAAGAAAATGCACCTATAGTGAAACCTAAAATTACATCTAAAAGTGAACCAATGGTTGTTAAAAAAGTTGAAAAAACGACATCTAAAGTTGAACCTTTAAATATAAGTTTAGACAAACCTAAAAGTAAAGGAGATTTCCAACCAACCGAGGCATATACAAGTACAACTGGTAAAAATAGTTCTAATTCTGCTGCTTCTGCACTTTCTAATGATGCTGCTTCTGCAATATCCAAAGGTACTTTAGAAGGGTTCCAAGATACAGCAAAAAATTTAATGGATCGTCAAGATCAATTACATAAATTAGCAAAACAATTAGGTCCATTAATGACACAAGCAAGTAAAATGATGAAACAATTACCTGATGGATTTTTAAGAGATGCATTGAAAAAAAAAACATAATGAATATGTATGACATGTAATGTACCTCTTAATATTGTTCGGCAGCAAACCGACAGATGTAATTTGAAATGTAAATTATGGTACAATTATGGAAATAGTAGTTGTCTAGTTTCAAAAAAAAAAGATAAAATTAGTATTACGTATGATGGGCAAAGTGATGTAATGTTTAATTCGGTTCCCTATAAACCTACAGAAATTCGTATTTTCAAACCATCTATACATTCTTATGATGGTGAATTTGCAGAAGGCGAACTAATTATTGTGCACACAGGAGGGCAAAGAGGACTTGCAATATGTATTCCAATTACTGCATCCGAAACAATGAAATCAAGTAAAGGGTCTACTATTTTACAAGAAATTATTAAAAATACACCTAATAATTCAGCTGCATTAAATATTAATATTTCTGATTTTAATGCAAATCATTTAATTCCAAAAGCTTCTTATTTTTCCTATGTAGGAGGTTTAATTGGAGGAGATGCAACAACTGGTTTTACTTGTAGTAATAGTCCTGGTTCAGAAGTTCAATATGTAGTATTTCATAAAAGTCATGGAAGCATAACGTTAAATAATAGAACATTGGATACTTTAGGGACAATAATTCAAGATTCCTTTATACCTTTTTATGAAGGTAAAAGTTTTTTTAATGAAAAAGGTACGACCGAAAATGGATTTTCTGGTGATGGGCAAATATATATTGATTGTCAACCAACTGATGAAGATTCTGAACTTATTTATGAAACCCCTATAAATAAAAAAGATTATGACTGGATTTGGCCATATTTTTTAATAATATTAGGCATCTTAATTGCTTTTCTTGGTTATAGATTATTTTCATCGGGTTTTAAAAATTTTGGTTCATTTGGTAATAATCTCAAAGGATTATATGAAACAAAAAGTTGTCCGGTCCCGGAAAAAGATTAAACGCAACCGATTTAGCAGAAAAAAGGTAGGCGGTTCTCAGTATTTATCTAATGTAGGATATAGTACGGGATATAGTGCACCATTTTATAAAGAGTATGTAACTAATATAGTTTAATTTTTAAACAATAGTTAAGATTGTTTAAAAATTCATTACTATTAATCCTATGGACAAACAACAATTAAAAACACATATTAAAGAATGGGTTAAATTAGACGATGAAATATCACAATATAAACACCAAATTCGTGATCTAAATTTAAAAAAGAAAAAGTTATCGGAACAATTATTATTAGTTATGAAAGAACAAGAAATTGATGCATTCGATTTAAACAATGAAGGCAAATTAATACGACAAGTTAGAAAAACAAAATCGCCATTAACTAAAAAATATATTATGACAAGTTTAGTCAATTATTTCAAAGATGATGAAAAAGCAAAAGAGGCATCCAATTATATTTTAGATTCTAGAACATTAAAAATGAATGAATCTATCTGTAAAAAATAAGAATACATATCATATGTATTTAGATAAAGTAGTTCTTCATATTTTTTGTATTGTTTTTTTATGGATAGTCATTACTAGTATAATGACATTTATTGAAGCTCCTTCTTACATGTACACTCCTTATCTATATTTTACAACAATGATGTTTATTTTTAATTTATTTCTTGTCAAGGAACCTGATTTATAAAATATACTATAAATGTATGAAATACACTAGACGTTTGTGGCGAAAATCACGTTTTTTAAAAATGAAAAAAACAAAAACAAAAACAAAAAGAATGAACACAAAAAGAAAGAAAAGAAAAGGAGGCTGAGGCCCACCTTCTTCTGCATTACTAGCAAGGCCAGTTGTCCCATAAAATAGTAGTAAACATATGAATGATGTGTATGAATTTAAAATGGATTCATAGACGGAACAATATGTTTGAATTGATAAACACATAAAGTAACGAAAAAAGAAACAATCACATCAATTGTATAATGGTTTCGAACTGCAATAATAAATAGTCCGTGTAAAAAATTAATAACGATGGTAGTTATCAATGAAATATAAGATTTTTCTAATAACAAAAGAGTAATAGCAAATATGATTGCAAAATGACCACTAAATATTTTATCATAACATCCACCGAATATAGTACTATATACATTACTTTTTATATTACAATTTAATGTTTTGGGTAATACAGTTACGGATGCAGTAATAAAACGTATCAACCATATTGGAATAATTAAATATAAAAATGGTAAATATATTCCTGGAATAAATAAACATAACAATCCCACGAGTACAATGATATCAGATAGGAATGCATATTTGTGTAAATTCGGTAAATATTCGAATCCTACATCATAAATACGAATGGGATGTTTGTAATAATAATTACCAATTGAATTTAAATTTTGAATAAATAAATAATTTAATACTATTATTCCTAATAGTATTACGTAAATAATCATACATTATAATGATATTTTAATTGTATGGCATATCATATAAAGTCACATGTAAATACTGACACGATATTTCCTACAGTAGATGCAACTTATATTATTCATTTGAGAGGAAATGGTAGATATAAAAATGTTAAAAAACAATTAAAACAATATCCTCTCACAAAAAATGTTCATATTGTTGTAAATAAAGGATACAAAAAATTCAAAAAACCCAATATTGATTCTCCAGCAAAAGATTTAATACATGCATATATGTTTTGTTTTGAACATGCAAAACAATATAACAATATATTAATTTTAGAAGATGATTTTATTATTGATCCTAGTCTCTATAAACATAAAGATAATATAAATACTTTTGTAAAATCACATATCGATTTTGTTTACCGATTGGGATGCATTCCATTTGTAATGATTCCATATGACACATATAATTATATAGGACTTACTCTTGGAGCACATGCAATAATGTATAGTACATCTGTCCGGACCCAATTATTAGAAAATCAAAATGAAATTTACAAATGTGACTATGATCTATATTTAAATTATTATTTTAATTATATTTATTATACGCCTGTTATTTATCAACTTTATCCAGAAACAGAAAATCAAAAAAAATGGGGAGAGTTTAGTCTACCTACAAAAATAGTAGGATATATACTTAAATATTTATTAAAATTCCTATTATTAGATAAACAAGTAAATCCTGGATACAATTTCTTTTATTTTATTTCGAAATATTTATTTATTTTATTATTTATTTTATTATTTATTTTAAATAAGATTAATTACCTATAAAATAATAACAAAATATTTTATGATAAATTTTATATATACAGGAATAATCACATTTATTATTATGTTATTACTACATCATTTATACAATTATTTACAATCTAATTTAACTATTCCCAAAGTAAATCAAATAAACACAACTATAGTGCATGATTTAAATGAAATTAAACAAGAACTAAAAAACAAGGATGACAATAAAGAAATTAGACATGTAAAAGACGATCGAAAAGATGAATTAAAAGAATATTTGAATCAATTTAAAAAAAAATGAGGCCTTTATAGTAATGGAGCTTCCAGTTTTTAAATTTCCACCTGAAACATTTGTGCACAAAGAAATTTATGTACCAAATGCTATTTATTTAGCACAACCAGTTGGAAAATTATCTTGTATATGGTTTACACAAATAAACGATATACCTACATGTTTTATGATTGAAATTAGAGATAGACAATTACACAAGAAAACAATACTTTCTACACTTTTCGATTCGGAATTAATAGGAACAATTCTGCACGGTACTCATATGTATTATGAATCACAACCTTGTTTCGTGATTCATAATATATTTTATTATAAAAATACTCCTGTAGATTGTTGTTATCAAGAACGATATGCATTAATGGAAACAATTATAGAAAAATATATATACAACGAAAAAATGTCAGCTTCTCAGTGTATGTTTTTCATGCCAGTAATATCGTTTCGAATCGAAAATGTGGAAGCTTCTTATAAAATATTTTGTATTAAAATTATTGAAGGAAATAAAATTATCAATTATGTAGATCAAACGGTTTTAAAACAGTTTTTAATTCAATCGACTGATATACGTGATATTTATGAAGTATATACATTAGAAAATGTATATCATTCTATTGCACACATAGATACTGTAAAACGTAGTGCACTACTAAATAAATTGTTTAAAAAAGAAATTACATTGGATTCTATTGAAGAAAGTGATGATGAAGAACAATTTGAATCAAAACAAATAAAAATGTATTGTAAATGGAATGAAATGATGAAAAAATGGGTACCTATTAAAGTATAATATAATATATGAATCTATTAATTTTAGTAATATATTCAAAAGATGAAATATACGATAAAATGTTAGAATTACAACGTTCCTATTTACACAAATTCAAAAATGTATCTTCTTATTTTATTGATTTCCGAGAAAATCAAACAAAGTTGGTTGAAATAGAAAAAGATATGATTTATGTTAAAGGCAAAAATTCATATTTAAACATAACCTATAAAACAATTGAAGCATTAGCGCATATGTTACAGTTCCCATTTGATTATATAATTAGAACAAATATATCTACCATTCTAAATATTCCATATTTGTATACATATTGTTTACAATTACCAAAAACAAATATTTATAGAGGTGGTAATTTATTACATGTAAACCATATTGATAAACCATGTGGTATTATAGATAAAAGTTTATGGGGAACTAATTATATACAAGGAACAAGTATTATTATGTCCTATGATATTGCAAAATTAATGGTAGTAAATAAATCAAAAATTCGGCATGATGTAATAGATGATGTTTCAATCGGAGTTTTTATAAAAAAATATACAAGTATAGTTCCAACTGGAACCGGTTTTTTTCAAATTCTTCCGGCAACTAGATCTATACCCATTAATTCTATTTTTTATAGAAATCGATTAAATAATAGAAAACAAGATATTGAAAATATGAAGAAAATTATTCATATTTTAAATCAACCTAATATTAAAAAAATGTTTTAACGACGTCTAGTTCTACGTCTAGTGCTACGTCTAGTGCTACGTCTACCACCTTGACCCGATACTGGTGTAACAGGAGTACGAGATCTGGATCTGGATCTACTTCTTGTTCGTGCACGACGAGTTGCTCTATTGCGTGCAATAGCAATATCTTTGGCTACTTTCAATTTATCCAATATAGCTGTTGCTACACTATCGTCCAACCCTGACCTATCTCTTTGACTATTTACTACTTTATATAAAGTAGTTATTTCACTAACTGTTGCGTGTTCGCGTTGAAGAAAATTAAAATTTTCTTCAGGATATAGTGTTATGTTGGTATAAAATTCATGTAATCTTACAGTATCTAAACTTGGAATTCTTCTTGGTCCCATACTATTTCTAAATATTTAAATTCACCTGTAAATAGTTAAAATAAATTTTAACGACGTCTACGAGTACCACCTGAAACAGGATTACGCGATCTAGACCTAGACCTAGACCTAGACCTAGACCTAGACCTAGACCTACGTGTTCGTGCACGACGTGTTGCCGCATGACGAGCAGCTGCCCGAGCTTTTGCTCTAGTCAACGCATCTAATGTATGTGTGACAGCATTATCACTCCATTGCTCATGTCTTAGCCTATTAAATCTTCTATATAAAACATTTATTTCATGAACAGTTGCTAGTTCTACATCAAGAAATTCATACTCATCATCTTCAGGATTGTCACCGATTCGTTCATAAAATGACCGTAAACGTTGTGTAACTAAATCTGTACTATTTCGGGGTGCCATACTATTCTAAATATTTAAATTAATATAAATACTATAATTATGGCATTTACATCAACTATATTCAAACATATTATAAGTATTGGGTATGAATTTGAAACGCATGACATTGCAAAAATATCTATGAGCCAAGATGACATGGTTGTTTCTAATATTTCTATGCAAGGATTAAAAAATAGAATTGCTTCTAAGGAAGCAACTAAATTAGATAATAACAATTATTCTGTTTATGATCATAATGAATACATCGATGATCCTGACATGGATGGTGATGTACCCAACAATGATATTATGATGCATTCAACCGTTGATTTTTCGAATGGTAATTTTGATTCACAATTAGCACCTCTTTGTAAAGATAGTACTGAGAAAAATAGTTTGTATGCATTTAAATTAGGTAAACAAACATATCCAATTACTTTTCCTGGTGATTTAGGAGATGTAAAAGAATTTCCATGTTCTAATTTTTCAGGCGTTGAATGGATTGTTACCTACTATAAACCTCCATCTAGTCCCCAAATTATTTTGAATACGTATATTGATGCTTGTTCTAGAATTGTAGATCAATTGAATAGTTTTGAGAAAAAAACGGGATCCTTTTTAATCCGAGATACAAAAAAAGTAGTTGGATATAAATACAGAAACATTTATCATAAACCAGGTACAAATTTTTATTTTTTACAGAGAAACGATGGTATTAATACAAATACAGAAAGAAATAATTTTTCAATTGACTCGATTGAAATTGTTCCGCAAATGACTTTTTGTGTGAATGCATTACACGCAATGGATGTTATGGACACAATGCTTACATTTACACCTACTAAAAATACACACATGGGAATGAATCTTAAAAAATTACAAACAGAGTTTTCACTTGTCTATGAATGCACATCATTAATGTTTCCAGAAAAGAAAACAGATGATATCAAAAAGGCAATTTGTATGTTAAGTCTTATTCTATATAAAGTAGTTGTTTATGTAAATCGGTATTCGGTAGTTGGAGCTAAAGAAGTAGATTATTATTTCAAAGATGATTTAACTTTTTCAGTAAGACATTCTAATGTTACATTATACAATCGTTTACTAGAATTAGTAGGAGATGTGAAAGAAAGATTCAAGTTACCGATTATAGATAAATTATATTCTAAATCTAAACCAGCTTTAACTAAACTATCGAAAAAACGTCACAGACGATTTGGAGATCCAAAATATTCATTTCAATCCTATTTTGATTATTTAGATACGGGAAGAGATTGGTTAGAAGTAAATGATATTGTTAAATTTACAGCCATGTATGATTTTAAAGAGGATAATCTTATGATTGAGCATCGCGAATTTGGACCTACGATTGCAACTATGATGATCGATAGAAATATACATGTAAGGAAATATTTTCCAACTTTAAAAATGATACAATCGTTGAACGATGCATTGATTTCTGAAAAAAAGGCTGTTAATCTACACAATAAAATTTATAATAAATCTACTTCTAGATATACAAAAAAATGTAAACCAGGTGAAGTTCGTGACGCCAAATTTTCATGCACTAAAAAAAATAAAGGTATTTCCTATTTTAAATTTCCATGTAATCAATCGAATAAAAAAATATTAGATTATTTAATTGGACATGCTAGAGATCAGTCCACACATTTTAAACAAATATTTCCATGGGAACATCCTTGTGATGAAAATTATTTTGTTTATGTTGCATTAGAGATTCCGAATAGAGCAACGTTACAAAGTATGCTTTCTAAAAAAATGAAACCTATTATTTATGGATGGTTAAACGTTTCTGTAACAAAATGGAAATCGTATCAAATTGCTTATGTAACTCATATTACAACAAGAACGGATAAGTCAACATTCAAAGGTATAGGTACAACATTGATACAAAAAATGGAAAAAGATATGATTCCTACCATTGATTTTATTAAATTATCTCCTATTGAAACTGCAACTAGTTTTTATACAAAACTTGGTTATACACCTTGTTTGGCCTATGATGAAACTTCCCAATTATTTTTGTGTAAAACATTGTATAGAGATCCTCCAACCAATTATACAAAATATATTCATATGCAACAAGAAAAAGAAGAAAGACAAGTAAGACAAAAAGAACAAGAAATAGTAAATGAAATAACTTCACAGTTGAGTAGACCAGAAGTTATTAAACTAAAACAAAAAATAAAAGAAGATGAAACATTTTTAAATGTACTTATTTTTACTTATACTGAAAGTGGTATAGAAGAAATAAAACAATTAATTAGTGATTAACATACTCAATACCCATGATTGCAGCATGATATGCAGCTCCATACATAAAACTTTTTACTGCAATACCAACCATCGTAAGTTCTGAATTATGAGCAACAGATGGAATCATACGAATAATAAATGCATTCACTGCAGGAAATTGAAAAATAAAATAAAGAACAGCTAATAAAATAGGTAATTTAAATTCTTCTATTAATTTTTCTATCTTACCTTGTGTAGGTTGCTGCACATATTGTACTTGCTGTTGTTCAATATATGCTGGTTGTTTTGGAGGTACATAGGTAGTATTTACCTGAGGATCTACAGTTTGAGAAATAGTTTCTCGTGGAATATCTCTTGGAGGAAGACTGGTTGCAACTGAATTTGTTGCTGTATTATATGGAAGTTCTGCAATAGGAGTACTCATAACTATAGGCTATACCTTCTTTTATTTGATTTTACGCAAATTTAATTGTTTTTTTATCGGGATCACATTTTGAATGGTGTTGTGTGAATGTATAACATTTTTCATCGTATTTGAATACTTGATCTGTTATTTTATCTAAAGGTGGAGATTTGAAATCAATACATTCTTTATCTTTACAAGATTTTCTAAATAAAGTAGATAATCCAAACCCTAATATCAATGAAATAACAATTCTTCCATAATGTGAATGCATAAACTTTTTCATATTATGTATTTATATTTTATTGTACTGGTATTTCTTTTGCGTCACGACCTTTACAATTGACTATTTTTGCCGAAAAATTAAAACATTCATCAGCAGCATCTTTATATTGTATCTTTTTTACATTATTTGGAGTTGGATAGACAAATACCGTTTTATGTTCTACAGGAGAGATGTAAAGAAAAAAACATCCTATAAAAAAACTAACAAAAAATAAAACGATATAAATAAGTTTCATATATACTATTCACAAAAAAATGGGGGTTGGACATTGCCAGCCCCCTAGTTTAAAAATTTACCTTATTCTTCATCGGCCCAATCGAACCTTGCTCCAGCATTGAATACGATCTGATTTTCTTTCATAACCTCTTTGCTTTCAGGTGTCTTGATTTCTTCTTCTTCTTCTTCTTCTTCTTCTGAGTCGCTGTAGAAAGCGGCGAATGCATTGACTGGTTTCTTTTTATTTTTCTTCTTTTCTGGTTCTTTTTCTTTCATGGTCCCGAGCATGCGGATCGTTGCGTGATTTAGGCGGCGTTCTTCTTTTTCTCGAGCTTCTTGAGCGGCAACTTCAGGGTGGTTGGCCAACCATTCCTTGCGTTTGCGCGTCTTTTCATCTTGATACAGTTTGTTGGCGCGTGCCTGCGCCTTGCGCTTTTCCTCGCGGGTGACAGTAGAGTTGCTGGAAGTTTTGCTAGACATGGTGTAGACGGAATACAATTACAAGAATGAAAATTTTGTTTCAATTTTTTTAGAATTCAGGTGGACCAGTAAAGATTTGGGATAATTTGGGAGCAACAGCTTTGTCAATGTAGTTATCATAAACATATAAAGTAGTTAAAGTACTTCCAAATGCAATTACAGTTTCTTTTAAATCCGGTCTAGGTTGTTCCTTATAGTTCAAGGCAAATTTTATTGCTGTAAAAAGAAGAGCTACAATTACGGCTACAACAATATACTTCTGCATGAAGTAAATTAAGAATAAAACTATTCTAAACAAACGATTATTTTAATTCTTCAATATCAATTTGAATAGGTGGTTCTGCAACAACAATAGGATCAAGTGAAACTGTATCAATCGATAGTGGCGTTGAATCTTCTAAAAATTTAATTTTATCTTCATCTTCTTCTGCAGCTTCCATAGCCTTTCTTTCTATATTTCGTTCGGTAGATATTTTTTCTAATGTTTGTACATCTTTTGGAGCATGAATGGTTTCATGTTCATTATCAACTGTAACTGCCATATCATTATCTGAAAAGGATAAATTCTTCTTTTTATCGTCTTTTTCTGGTTCTTTGTCTTTCTCTTTGTCTTTCTCTTTTTCTTTTTCTTTTGTTTTTTCTTCTTTCAATAGATCGGTGGTTTCATCTAAATAAGCCCTTAATAATTTATCTACAGGAATACTATCTCTAACTGCATTCATAATAGATTCCTTAATACATTTATTAATTTCATTTCTATGTTGTTGAAATACTAAAGGTTGTACATCTTTATTAAATAGATAAATATTAGAGTACAATTCCCGTGCAATCTGAATATATACGTTATGTATAAATTTGTTTAATTTTGGTATGTCAATTTCAACCTTTTTCTGCATTTTACTAGTGCGAACTGTAGACAAAATTTTCAAATGAGTAATATGTACACAAGTTAACAAATCTTCTAAATAAGTACATTTGCTTTTTTCAATAATTCTAGATACTTCTGTAGAAATAATTTCATCATTCCATTTGGGAACTCTTGATAAAAAGTTTTGAAATGTCATTAAATACTTCTCATGTTCTTCATTTTGTGTGCACAAAGTATCTGCTTCTTTAAACATAGTCATAATTCCTTCATAAATAGGAGGATTTATGAGACGAACTAACCGGACTGCCCATTCATGTTGCGACTCGCTAAGATTCACTACATTTGTATCATCCATGGATTATATAAATAATTTAACTGATATTTCTGTACGAAATACATAAAGATACAATAAAACATAAAGTAATAAAACTTCATTTCTAAATTCACTTTTTATTTTGGAATAATACATTAACCATTTGTATTTATCCGTTGTGCATTCATGATTTACATAATTCTCTAAATCAATGGCTGAAAATGCTTGTTCATACATAATCGTAGCTGTTTTCAAAATAGTATCAGGAGTTAGCTCGTTCATAAGTTCAACAAATTTAGGATTGACTACTGTACTTTGTTTTATACCAGAAATATGAATTTCTGAAAATCTAGATAGAATTGGTTTTAATAATTTAAATTTATCATCTGTAACAATAAAAAAACGAGTATTAAAATTAAATTGTTCAATACAACGTCTTAATGCAGACTGTGCATCTACAGTTAACTTTTCTGCATTGAATAAAACAATTGATTTAAATTGTCCGTGAATATTTGTTTTTGCAAAATGTTTTAATTCATCACGAATAAATTTAATACCTTTTCCGAATGCACAATTAATAAACATTACATATTGTTGAATGTCTTCTTTATTATAATTATAAATTTTGTGAATAAAATCAATAAGCAACTTTTTTTTACCTGATCCGGCTTCACCATGAAAAATAATATTTGGAATACGTTTAGATTCAATAAAAAAATCAAGTTTGTCCTGCATAGAATAATAGATTACACGTATTTAAGTATAGATTCTTGGAGCAATATTCATAGTATTTAATTCTTGAAATAACAATTTACATGCATAGGGTATTTTTACCTGAATGAATTCTGTCCTATTATCACATGTTTTACAAAGATGAATATTTAATTTATCATTGTATACAGCAATTAATCCGCACATTTTACATACATGTACCTTATATTTATCAGATACATCGTATACACGTTCTTTGGTAAATTTACTTGCTCCATGGGATATCATACAATCACGTTCCATTTCTCCAAATCGTAATCCACCGTCACGAGCCCTACCTTCTGCAGGTTGGCGTGTCAAATTAACCATTGGTCCTATAGATCTGCTATGTTCTTTATCTACAACCATGTGTTTCAATCTCTGATAAAATGCAGGACCAATAAATATTCTAGATTCTATTTGTTTACCACTAATACCGTCATACATCATTTCATTTCCATGTGATTCATAATTTAATCCTTGTAACCGTTTAGAAATATCTTCAGATGAAAAGTCTTCCGTAAACGATGTTCCATCCCCAAACATACCTAATTCAAGTAATACTTTTCCAAGTAAAGTTTCAATAAGTTGTCCAACTGTCATTCGGGATGGAATAGCATGTGGATTAATAATAATATCTGGTTTCAAACCTGAATCAGTAAATGGCATGTCTACTTCTGGAATAATGTTACCAATTGTTCCCTTTTGTCCATGTCGTGAACTAAATTTATCACCAATTTCAGGTTCCCTAAAATGCCGAACCCGGCCTTTCCAACATTCATACCCATCTCCATTGATACCTCTATAAATTTTATCCATGTAACAATTTTCTTCTCTGTAGAATTTACTCATATCTTTATATTTATAAACTACATTTGGGTCATTCTTTGCTCCTTTGATAGGAGACTTTTTGCCCATGATTACATCCATCGATTCTATTTTTGTATTTTCAGGCATAATACCTTCTGAATTTAATTTAGAATAGTTTGCAAATTTCATACCAGTAGTATTGGCTGGATCCGGATTACACCGAATCTCATCATCACCGTGCATTTTTTTATCTTCATCTTTTTCAGTATGAAATACAGTAGTTGAAAATAGACCACGATGAATGGATCCTTCATTAAATATAATACTGTCTTCTTGGTTATAACCAGTATTGGTCATAATGGCAACAATAACTGTAGTTCCAGATGGCAATTCACTCATTTTTAATATTTTCATAATCCGTGTATCTACTAGTGCACGATGAGGATAGGTAAGTACATATGCATTTTTATCCATTCGTGTATGATAATTAGTACCATATACTCCAATAGCTTGTTTTGCCATTGCACATTGATATGTGTTACGAGGTGCCTGATTATGATCCGGGAAAGGACTACAGGAAGCGAGTACACCAAATATCGTACTTGGATGAAGCTCGCAATGTGTATATTTATATTCTTTCTTCATTTTTTTAATCGATAACGCAACCATGGATGCATTTTGTTCATCAGGATCAATGTATTCAATAATCGATTCCTCTGTAGAATTAACAATTAAATTTTCCCATGAATATTTGCTAGGTACTGGAAGTAATTTATTATTTCTTACTTTGAAAACAGGTCGAACTAATCTTCCTGCATCATTACAAACTCTCAATTCATTATTAAAATAATCAAATACAACCGATGTATAAATATTGATAATGGATGCATATTTCTTTTCTTTTAAATCTAAATAGATTGGATATGGATTGGATGTAACTCCTACCCAGCATCCATTAATAAATACTTTTGTTGTTTTATCTGTTACATCTGTAAGTGGATCCAATTGTGGTAATATAATATCATATAAGGATGAACTATCTGAAATAATAGTTACATGTGTCATAACACTTAAATTTTTCACAACACCTACAGTAGGACCTTCTGGTGTTTCAACGGGACACAAGAATCCCCAACTAGAAGGTGCTAATTTTCGTGGAGGAACCATTTTACCGCTTTTTTCAACCGGTGTATTAATTCTTCGCAAATGACTCAAAATAGAAGCATAGGTCATTCGATTCAATACTTGTGCAACACCAACACGTACATTAATTTTATTAATTCCAAAATCACCAGTAGATAGAGCTCGTTTAATTCCATTTTCAATTGTGGTTGATTTTATACTTTTGTATACATTGGTATAATTCAATATTTGCATATAATTATCAGTAGATTTCCAGGATCCATTTTTCATTTCACGGATAATTTGTTTTGTCATGTCTTTCACCAATTTATTGAAATAATTGCGGAATAAATTATTCAACAATGTTCCAGTTAAATCGATACGTTTGTTCAAATAAGAATCACGATCATCACATTTGGTTACACCTGTAGTACACAATAGTAGTTTTTTAGTCATATATCCTAAAAAGTAAACCTGCTGTTCCTTTGTTCTACAGTGGGAGAATAAATCGGATTTTAATACTTCCATAGTGAATTCACGCTTCTTTATAGTACCATTTGCAGTATCCATATTCAACGGTGTGTACATGGCGTGATTTGTAATATATAGGATTGCATTTTCTTGTGTCAAACAATCATTTGCTTCATAAATAGATCCTTTCAAAATATCAACCAAATTTTTATCGATTGTGATAAGAATCTTTTTACAAATTTCCAAATCCGACAATATACCGAGTGCACGAAATACGATAAAGAGTGGGATTGGTTTTTTAATTCGCGGAATATTTACCTGAATAATATAATCACTTTGAGGATTTGTTGTAATCGTCATTGTAATTTGTTTGGGAGAAATCCGCTTATGATCAGGAGAAGTTTTAATTTCTGCCTGATAAATATATTTACTACTATTGTTTACAGGTGGGAAAATATATACTTTATTTTCACGAGCTCGTTCTTGTGCCAACACTGTTTTTTCAGATCCATTGATTATAAAATAACCACCTGGATCATATTTACATTCATCTGTTTCATTATGATTTAAATGTGAATATTGGCTCAAAATACAAGCACTCGATCGTAACATAATAGGTAATTTTCCAATGTGAATTTGTGATAAAATAGTGTTGTAATATTGTACGTCTTCAAGCTCAGGACCAGTACGTACAATATATTGAATGTGTAAATCTACCGTGGTATTGCCAGAATAAGTAAAATTTCGAACACGCGCTTCCTGTGGAAACATTAATTTAGTAGCACCATTATTTTCAATAATTTGAGGACGATTTAACTGAAAATTTTTGAAATTTATTTTAGCTTCTAATCCATATTTTTTACTTTCTGTATGAAAAGTATGTTCTGATCGAACGGATACGGGATTAAACATCTCAATCGTTTGTGGTATTTGATTTGTAATAAACTCATTATAAGATTCGATTTGATGGCGAGATAATTGTTCAAGATGGCGTCCTTCGAAATAGGAACCGATAATAGGCCAAGAATCCATTGTACCTTTATCCATTCTACTTTAATATTTCAATTTAATCTTTAAATATTTTAAACTGATATTATATGAGAAAATCGAATCGGTATAAAAAATTAAAACGGCGAAAAACACATAAAAAACTTCGTAAAGGTGGTAGTTATTATAAGTATAATAATAATCCGATGCGTTTTACATCAAGTACAACACAGATGGGTGGTTGGGGAGGAATAGGCAATGATACTCGAAACACATTTTTACCAGATAGTGTTGTAACTTTGGGAAGATCATTTATATACGATTTAACACCAACAACATTTATGGGATCGTATAATTCTTCTAATCCAGATCCATCCATTCAACCTATTATGTTTAAAAATATTTAAATATTGTATCATAGTATGTTCAAAAAGTTATGTTCTCCTGCAAAATTTTATTTTATAATAGCAACTATATCATATATTTTTTTAATTGCTCAGAATATAAATTGTAAGGATCGATTTTATTTAGGAAATTATTCATGTAAGCAAAATACTGCAGTTATACTTGGTTTAAACGCAATCTATATTCTAGTTTGGACCTGGGTAATTAATACATTATGCACAGTAAATAAAGATATTAGTTGGCTTATTGTTCTTTTTCCAATTATTTTATTCTTTATTTGTTTAGGAATCGTAATAATGAATGGTCAAAAGAAAGAAAGAGAAGGTATAGAAACAGCATCGTCTACTCTAAGTATTTATCCATGAATGAAACTCTAAATCACTTACTTTTTTATATTATCTAATAATATGGCAAAGAATATTCTTAAGCAAGAGGACGGGTGTTATTATGTAAACGGTGTTAAATTTAAGAAATTAATTGGCACACGTGCAGAAGTTTGGCATGGAACCGCGTACAAAACTTCCGGTAAATTAACAAAAGGGCAGTTAATGAAATCCAAAATTGGAAGAATTGTGTCTAAAAGCAAACATGATTCATCTGTGAAAGAGAAGAGATTACAAAAGTTTGGTTATACTGCAAAAAAGGGTCATTTCGGTCCTGTGAAAATTGGCGATGTATCTCCTAAATCGGCAAAATCGGCAAAAGTAAGAAAATCAACAGGCACTAGAAAAAAGAAAACAAAGAAATGTAAATATTAAATCATTTTGATTTTGTGTCTATATCACAATATCAAAAAATTGAAAATAAAAACTAATTACACAATATATTATTAATGGATCCTCCACCAACTTACCAAGAACTTCTCCGAAAATTACACAATCTTAAGATTGAAAACTTGGAACTTAAACAAAATTTGGAAACATGTAAACAAACATGTGAATTGTATAAAAAGGCGTATACACATGTAAAACAACGTGAAATGAAATTAACTATTATTGCTAACAAGATACAAAGTAATTTATAGAAGCAAACAAGGTCTGCACGAAGGAGCATTTTTTTGTACTCCGCTTTTCCGTGCATAAGATCCTGCAGTTCGGAACATACTGTTGCCGGCACCTACACCACCAAGCTGATTCATGCAAAATACAAGTTTGCGAGTAGCATTTTGCCCATTTGCGTGAAGTAACGTGGAACGCGAAGCCCACGAACCAAGACCGACTTTGGGAACTAACCCTTGCTTTTTTGAACCGCCACCTGTACATATATTTGTAGCCGCGATTGACCCTAACTTATTTTTTGGTGCACTAGACATTATAAAATAAGCATATAAAAAAAATTAAATAGAATACTTATGAAATTATTCCTAAACTTAAAAAATGACAGAATTAATTTATTAAATCTATTAGATTTAAAATTATGGGAATTAATGTATACATTAAATCAAGATATTATTGAAAAATATAAACCAATACATCAAACGGATACCACATTAGAATATATTTTTCAATTCAAATCATTTTCTATTTTTCCGCCATTTTATACTCACACAGTTATTAACAAAATAGACAATATATTTACTTCTAAAACAGTAGAAACGCCACATTTAAAGTGTATAAATTGTGTAAAATTAGAAACAAAATCGGAAACTATTAATATTACAGGAACAGATCACGAAATTTGTATTGAAATTAATATAGAATTACATGAAGAATCTAAAATATTAGAACCAGCAATTAAAAATATATTTAAAAAAATATTTGCTCGTGTTAAAACCTATATTGAATCCTTGTAATCTGCTTTGTCTACAGTTATTCAAGAACTACAAATGGATTTACAGTACTACTGCTCCAGATGGATAATTCTTCATTCCATTTAAAAATTTCATTATTGTTTAATTCCTTAAAATACCACTCTCCATCTTTATTTTTATATTGTGTAATTATATCTTTTGTAGTTGGATCTAATCCATTCGAAGTATTCAGACCAATTTGTAGTAGTCCTTTGGTAGTGAATAAAAATTGTTTGCCAAATTTTTGTAATTCTTCACGATATGTTGTAGGAACTGGTTCTAAGAAGTGTACGAAATAATATAATTTTGAATAAGAATCAACTTGATCAATTCTATCTACTGTAATTTTCAAATAGTTAGAAAGACTATCCGCGATTAGACCAGGTGGAATAATGGATGCATCAAGACCATATGTGTATACAAAAAGAGATTTAGAATGATCCATTTTATTATACAGTTAGAATTTAAATCTGATCAATTTTTTCAAAAAAAAACCTGTAAAAGCAAAGATTGTTAGACATTTTAATTAGAGTACTTACCTTAGCGAAGCGAAGCCCATTTATACGAAGAGTGCCCTACGAAGCCCGATTTCTTCCGTTGTCTTGACTACAACAGGTGGATTACTTGGAACAATATCATCCAGTTCTTGGTCCATTTCTGCAACTTGGGCAGTTACTGCAGGAGTGAATGCATCTTCCATTTCCACTTCGGAAATTTCAGAAACGAATGGGTTTTCTTCGGTAAGCAACCAACCCATTATATTCATCTTGCGTACAACGCCCGATTTGTAATCGCGCCAGTATGTGCCACTTGCAGTAGTCATAAATTGAGTGATCTCGTCCGCCGTGTTTGGGTCTAGCCCATTTGACCGATTGACGCCGATACGAATTGGTCCTTCTACGGTGTCGATCGTTTCTTGGCCTGCAGAGATAATGTTCCATAGAGCTTCGGGCATTTCTCGATCAAAGTGGACGAAGCAGTAACGACCAGTGGATCCGCGAACATAGTCAACGCGTGACACATTTCGACCGGCAACACGGCTGATACGATCCGATAGTGTACCAATAGAAACGTCGACGCCGGGGTAGAAGCAGACGAAAACCGAAGTAAGTGCCATAATAACTGATGAGTCCGTAATGAAAACTCTTATTTACAAAAATCGTTTCAATTTTTTTTAAATAAGATCCGTTGGATTTAAATATATAGGACTACTATGATACCAATCAGTGATATATTATGTTATCTACTATATGCTATATTATTATATTTATTTTTAAAATTTCAAATGAATAAAATACGTCCTGCAAAACCAAAATCTTATAAAAAACGGTTGGACAATTTAAAAAAATCAGTTAATTTTAAACAAACCTAGTTTTATACGAAAAATCATCTGTAGTAAATAAGAAGATGATCAATTAAATTTTTATAAAGATACATGGACAATAGGTTGAATTATTTGTTTGATATTAGAAATCAAAGATGTTACAAATATTGTGTACAATGCAATTTTACTAACTTTCAACTAGTAATGATTAAATCATTTTAATTTAAAATGTAATAAATTTATATGTCATTGACTGAATTATATTCGATTGAAGCAGAATTTAATGAAAAAAGAAAAGAGTACATTTCATTAATGGATTCAATAAAACATACATGTTTAGGGGAAAAAAAGAGTAGTGATGTATGTTTAAAAGCTTCTCGATTAAATGCAGATATGCAAACATGTTTAATAAAATTATCTAATTTAAGTGTAAAATATCCTCCTGCAAATAAGCCAATACAAACACAACAAAAAAATTTATTAAAATTATCGGATACGTTGCAACATGATTTAAATGCAATAAAAACAGATGATAAAATTAATGAAGATTTATCATTAACAAATCTAATGAGTAAACAAAATTCACTAGCATGGGGTATTGCTACCATTTTTATACTATCCCTGGTTATTTATCACTATAAAAAAATATAAATGTATAATAATATGAACGGAATTATATCGTATACTGATAATATTATTAAATACATGTCGGGTAAAAATCGCGCGGGAACAAATGTAGAAACCTCAGATGGAAAAGCAGTATATATTACAACTACAGGAGTTGCAAAACCATATAGTTCTGTTAGAAGTTTAAATAATAGAAATGGATGTACAACCAATATAGAACGTATCAATACTGCATGGGGTGATATGGGAATTCCAGTTGGATCATTAATGGTTGATGGACAATCATGTGGAAAAGAAACCAAATATATACAATCTAATGCACCCGAAACTATATTTGATTGGGAATTTTATTCTAAAAATTATCCAGATTTAAAATTAACTACAGAATTACAAGCATTAACCCATTGGGAAACAACAGGAATGGCACAAGGATTATTACCTAATAATTATATTTTACGTTCCATGACAAATCTAGGGAAAATAGGATATGTAGATATAAATACAGAATTACATACCGTACCAAAACAATCTCATAAATATTCAGGAACATATAAAATGTTCAATTCTGCAAATGTTATTGGGACAACAATGGCAGATTGTAGTATTCCAAATCCAGATGTTAAATATGGAGATCAAATATATATAAAATATAATAATTTATTTGCTAACACATCGGATGACGCAATTGCATTAACATTCAGTGCAAACAAAACAATATTTTTTTTACGTCCGCCACCCGGTTCAGATGCATTAAATGGAAAACCAATAAAATATGGCGATACCGTACATATTGCTGCAACATCATCCAATACAAATACATCTGATTGTGGATGGTACGGATGTAAAGTGTTGAAATTAGCATCATTTATAGATATTGTTATTTCAACACCAGGTGAAAAAATGGGTGGTAGTAAATTTGTAATTACTGCACCAGCTGGATCTAATTATGAAAATGGTACTACAGTAAAATATCTACATCCATTTTCATTTACTGCATTTAATGAATATAATCCTGTATTGCTACCCAATGAACAACTATCCTATTCAGGAATTAGTTCAAATGATGAAAATAAAATTATGCGTAAAAGTCTCAATGGTAGATTTTGGTTAATTTGTATTGTAAATACAATTGTAATTCTAGATACACAACAAAATAAAGTAATATGGCAACAAGGAACTAAGCCAGTAGCAAATCAGAATGGTAAATTTTTGTTATCGCCGGATGGCAATTTGATATTATTTGATCATACAGGAATACCTGTATGGTCTACTTATACAACAAATAAAGGTGTACCTCCGTATAGAGCAATAATTCAAAATGATGGAAATTTTTGTTTATATGATAGCAAGAATACGTATATTTGGGGTTCAAGTAGTAACCAACCTGGAGCAGAAACTCCAGTTATTAAAATACCAATACTTGGAATTGCAAAAAAGGTTGCAGCTAACAATAAAGTTGTTCTTAGTTTTAGTAGATCAAATCCAACTAGTTCTCTTGATAATGTTTTTAGATTTCAAAGTATCAATGTTACTTCATATGACAATAAATGTAATGTGGAATTATTAAAGTCTCAATGTAATATTGATCCTAATTGTACGGGATTTATTCATTCCGTGGATGACAATTCGTGGCAGAAAATAGTGTACGATTCTGTAGAAAGTATGTTCAAAATAACTAATAAAAAGCCACAAGTATATGTAAAAGAAGCAAAAGTAGATATGCAAGATAGTTCATGTTTAAAAGGTACACCAACATTTGTAGATTCTATTACCTATATGAACTATCCCAAGAAATATGATTTTATTATGAATGGAAATCAATGTAATGCAGTCGATATGAATACATTGCCACAAAAACGAGAAAAATATAATTCAGATAACGTAAAATATCTGAATAGTGGTACCGAAATAAGTAAAAAATATCCTGATTTACCCGAATATACAATCCAAAATGAAAATTTAAATAATAAAATTACAAAAAAAACAAAAGAATATAAAAAAGTAATAAAAGATATTGAAATCAAGAATAAATCTAAATTTAGTTCTACCCATCATCAACAACAACAAGATCTAATGGTATTGGAACATTCAAGTAAATCAAATTCGATTTTATGGGGAATATCTGCTATTGTTATTATTGCAATAGTAGTTGCTATGCGAAATAGAGTTTAAAGTTTTTTTTAATATATTATTATGGCAAATTCTCCTATTTTATTTACATTATTTTATAATAAAATACGAGCAGACATTGTACTATTTTTAAATACAAATCCATTCAAACAAGAATATGAAACATTTATACATACGATTGCATACAATGTATTTGAAGAGAGATTTAACGGTACTGTTTTAGAATCAGTTCTTGTTACATCACTACAAAATAATCTAACTGTTTATTTGGAAATAGTTAGATTTATAAAAGAATATCAAAAACCATTTATGCCCGGAAATATGGATATGACAAATGTACGTTCTATACTTAATCGTTTTTATTATTTATATGCATTAGTATTAATGAAAGATCAATGTGAATTTTCTTCTGCAATTCCAACTATTATTACAACTTATTTAAATTAATCTTTTGCATCATATTTAACTTGTTTTAAATTTTTTGTTGGATCTGTTTCATCTTTTGCAATATTATTTAAAATTGTAATACCACCACCTTCCAAATTTTCTTCTGTTAATTCTTCATCTTCATCCCGTTGATCTAATCTTTCTCTCATTTCTGAAATTTCTTGTGAAGGTATTAGATCAATATCAGGAGGTAGATCCGTTGGCGTATCCACTACAAACGGTGGAGAAATAGACGGGTCGTCTTTTAGATACGATGGCGGAGACATTCGTAATCGTTCTTTTTCTTTTTCTTTTTCTTCCTCTTTCTCTTTTTGTTTTTCTTGTTCTTTGTAAGTATCAAATAATTTTTTATCTTTCATCAATTTAATATCTTCTTCTAATTGTTTTTGTTTTTCTTCCATAGATAATGTACCCCATTCTACGCTAGAAGAAAGATGTTTATAGGATTCTTGATAATAATATGCATTTTCTTCTGTTGGATTTTTAAACATGCTATGAAATAAATCGGTTACTGTAGGTTTGGGTGTTAAATCAATTGTAATAAAATGAGCATTCGATTTTAATTCTTTATGAAGACTTGTTTTAAATTGTAATGAATTAACACCATTTATTTTCCAAATTTGGCGATCTGCACAAATATTTTCCCATTTGTGCATTTCTATTTTACTTTTTTTCAATTCCGGATCTTCTATTTTTTTAACATCATTTTCTGTTTCTAATTCCATACCTGGAGTTCCTTCGGATTTATGTGGTCTATGTACAGATATTCCATTCATATGGATACGAAACGCAAGTGCATCATCTTCACCTCCCCATCCGTAAAAATTATTAGGAAATCCGTTAATTTCTTTAAATGCTTTCTTAGAAAAACGAATGACACGTCCAAACGGAGGATTATAGTCCATATCTTTGACTAAATTTCCCAAATGTAATATTCTATAATCATCGCAATTACCATAGTACCGATTTACAATATCAGGTGGCATAATAATATCTACGTCATGAAACAAAAATGTATTTATGTGGGGATAATGTTCTAGTGCAAACAAATATCCTGCATTAAGTAGTGCACCGCGATTAAATTTGCGACCATCGTTACTTTGTTCTACTACCAATATTTGTATCGATTTGTGTGCAGAATAGTGTTCTACAAATTTCTCTAATTGTTTTCCTCTACCTTGATCGCCATCGTCTCTAAACGGTACAATTATAATCGTATCGGATAAGTCACAATCATCTTCATATTTTACATCTTCTTTAAATAATGGGAAATTGTTGCGAATCGTATATTGTTTATATAAATTCTTTACATTTTCTTCATGCTTTTTCAATGTAAATTTTGCATTTTCAGATTTAGCCAATGTATTTGAAACACCATTCAATACATCTGCCATGTAATCATATATAAATTCATTTGTAAAATGTTCATTATAAAATGCTTGACCGTTTTTGGCAATTTGTTCACATTTTGCATCATTATCTATACACCATTGAATGGTAGTTTCAAAATTAGAAAAGTTGTTTTCAATCGTTAAACAATGAAATTCAGAAGTATCTATATCTGCTTTAT